GCCGAACGTAAACGTGCCAGATTGCCCTTTAAGGCCGACTATGAAAGCCTCTACCGAACGTGCCTCTGCGTAGGTTAAAGGCGGCAGAGTAACCTCACATTCCCATCTAGCACCTTGGTGAACATAAGTCTGCGTGTCATAAGAAAAAGGCGATTCACTAACTGCAACCGCCCTTTTCAATCTCATTTGAATGTTCTGAATCCCTACGCTTGGGAATGCTAATGGCATTTTTTATGCTCCAATTAATGCTTGGCTATATCCACCACCGCGCTGTCTTGCGTCTGCTACTGCGCCTTTCGCTGCTGCTGCTATCTGCGGCATCATGCCAGCAACCTCGGCTCTTACAGTCTGCGCAACTCCAGTAGATATATTGATTGTTTGGTTTATTGTAACACCGCTGCCGCCCATCTTGTTGTTCGGTATGATTGAGCCTGATTGGTTAGGTACAAACATCTCTTGTCCACGTTCACCAACCATGTAAGGTTGACCAGCTTGAACAGAACCCCCGATAGCCCTAGGGCTACTGTTTCCCAGATGCCTTCCGCCCCCAAAGCTACTGCCACCTGTATATGCTCCAGCCTGACTTGCACCTCTGTGTCCGCCCGATGTAGTGCCTGTAGTCCCACTACCAAATGCGCCAACAATAGCACCGAAAGCAGCATCAACAATATACTTCTGAATCAGCATTTTAATCAGGCTATCTACAACGCTTTTAGCCATCGCTTTCATAGCGTCTTTGAAGTTAGCCGCACCAGTTACAGCGGCTGTAAGAGAATCTGTTAAACCGTCTAAGCCTTGATGTGTAAGGCTTTTAATGTTCTGTTCCATGCTTGGTATGCCGTCACTGAAACTTTTAAAGCCCTGCTCAAAAGCATTGAGTGATTCAGAGGCTGGCTTCAATGCGGTTTCACTAGCTGAACCGACCTTATGTATAGATGCTATAAGTGCATCAAAAGTAGCATTCATTTCCTCAATGTCTATTAAACCGCCTAGACTTGTGCCAAAAGATGTTGCCTTTTCTTTTCCCGCAGACAATTCAGACTGCAATACTGTCAATGTATTAACTAGACCGTTAATGTCTCCCTGTACCTTTTCAGCTCCAGCCTTTCCCTTGCCGTACATCATGTAGTCAACTAGGCCAATATCACCCTTTGAAAGCATTGTTGCCTGTAGGTCTTGCAAGTCAGAAAGTTTTTTCTGGAGGTGGTCGAATCTGTCTTGTTTAGCGTTTTGTTCAAATTGGTTAAAAAACTGTCCTGCCGCAAGGCTGACTGAATCCAAAGTTTCAGCCAATGTATCCAAACCAATAAGAGCCGTTCGCACACCCTGCAAAAATCCCTCAGCCATTGTTCTGGCAAACTTAGCAATACCGCCTTCAGCTTTGCTCGTCTTCAAGAAAAAGTCAGTAAGCATCGTAGCAGCGTGTTCAATAGCTGGGGCAAGAGCCGCACTAAACTGGTCTTTCAGTCCCTTAGCTATAGCGAATAGGTCTGAGAGCGCGTCATTTGCTCTCTCTGCCCCTGCCGCTGCTTCGCCAGACATTACGATGCCTAAAGCCTTAGCCCTGCCAAACAGCTTCTCCAAGCCTTCCTCGCCAAGAGCCAACGTATTAACAAGAGCGGCACCTTCACTGTCAAACAGCTTAAATGCTATTCTTAGTTTATCGGCATCACTTTGAACATTACCAAAAGCCCCAGCCAGCTTCATCATCTGCTGGTCAAGCGGTAGCTGCTGTAGTTTTCTAGCGTCTAAGCCAAGCTCTTTGATAGCTCCCTTAGCTTCACCAGTTCCTTGCGCTGCTTCAGCAGTTCTTCGTGTGAATCTCTGCATTGCCATGTTAAGGGTATTAGTTTCAACGCCTGTGATACCAGCCGCATACTGAAGTTTAGAAAGCGCTTCAGTAGTTGTGCCAATTTTAGAGGCAGTCTTTGCTAGTGCGTCAGCAGAATTAAGAGAGCTTTTAACAAGGTAGCCAAAGCCAGCAACGCCAGCCACTCCCACCAGAGCAGTTTTCAAACTAAAGATAGACTTTGTAATGCGCCCTAATCCTTTGCGAACAGACTTAAAGCCTTTACTGGTTTTGTCTGTTGCCGATATTACAATGCGGGTATCTTCAGCCATCTTTCTTTTCGCTCAGTAGGTGAAAGTAAGCAAGCCATTCATTGAACTCCGAAAGGCTCATCTGCTCTGCTTCTGCTATAGGTATGTGTAGCCTCTCAGCCAAGGCAATAACATTCATCCTTAACTGAGAGGTTTCTAGTTTTTTACTGCTGTTTCAACCGACTCAATAGTGCTAAACATCTGGTCGGCAATCGTACTAATGACAGAGGTTTCTTCGCCCATTAGGTCGATTCTGTCTTCAGCACTGGTGAACAGCTTGCTCCCGCCTTCGTCCTCAGCTTTCAAAACAATTAAATCTACCATTGCTCCGATGGTTGGGGCTTCCATAATCTGCGGGTGCTTCTTCTGTAGCTCGTTAATATCGTAACAAGTAATGGGGCGGCAAAACATTGCAAACGCTTTGCCAGCCTCATCAGCCCACGCTTCAACACTAACTTCACGCGCCTTAATGACGCGCCTGTTTCTTAGTTCTTTTGCTAATCCCATTTGCAATTTCTCCTATTGTAGTGGGGTTATGCTGTTGCTTCTGTTACTGCTCCGCTAACCTGAATAGCGAAACTAGCTTCTACCATACCATCAAACGCGGCAGTGATTGACTTAGACGTAACAGTGCCTGTGCCTGTGTAGTATTTCTCGCCAGTGCCAGTGCCAGTAGGATAGATTTCAAAGTCGATAGCAGCGCGGGCATCGAGTACCAGCTGTTGCGCGTCTGCGTCATCCCAGTAGCATTCTAGGCTTACTGTGCTTGCTTCTAAGCCAGCTTTGTAAGTGCGGGCAGTATCACCCATGATGCTATCTTCGATAGTGTCAGCACTGGTTTCAATAGTGTAAGAGCGCACTTCACCAACAACAGCTTCAGTACCGCCCGCCGCTGCTAATTTCACTACGCCTGTTGAGCCTGTATGTGTAGCCATTTTAAATCACCTTTCTAGTTAAGTTGTGCCGCGAGTGTATTCGTATACAACGCGAACGGTTAAAATCACACCGCCAACAGGGTCAATAGAACCCTCATCGACTTCAATGTTAGTGAGCTGGGTATCCAGCGCAAAGCCGCCTCTAGTGCGGTCAAGTTCCAAGCCTTCTTCAACGGCTTCGATTATGTTGTTTCTTGCTTGGTCAATAATGCCCGACTTCACAAAGCAGACTAACTCATAGTTAATGGAAGCCATTCGCTTACCAATAGAACCGCCAATAGAACTATCTTCTCTGTCCTCACCTGCCGTCCTAACTAGAACCGCTGGGAACTGAGCGTTGGATAGCTTGGTAAAATCAAACGGCTCGCGAGTTGCCATCTTGATTCTGATTGGCTGGATAACGCTATCTCTTAGCGTATCGACTATATTGTCTGCAATGCTTTCTCTAATGCTCATTTAATAAACCTTTCAAATGCCTTGCCAAGTCTCTTTTTCTCTTTCCTATCAAAACCGAAAAAAGGTCTAATTGCATTATTGCCTGACGCTTTATCTGATTCGTCTTTTCCGCGAAAGAATATCTCTGCCTGCTTATGATTAGCCTTGCTGGTCATAGCGCCTAGCATCTTACCGCTCATGGTAAGGTTAGGTTGCAGTGTTCTATTCTTTTCAGCTCTAAAGGCAGCATACTTCTCTGAGTAAGGTTTGAACGCGCCATCCTTATAGCCTCTGCCTTCCTTTGTTCTATCTAGGATTATGTTAATACCTATCTGAGCAACACGGAAAAGCGCAGCCTTATACTTAGCCTGTAACTCTTTGCGCATCTCTTTCGGTATTTTCGAAAGGTCTCGCGGCCTCGTTTGTATTTGGACATCCATTAGCGAACTAACCTGCCAGAGTTAATAGGCTCTTTTTCTTTATCGGTTACAGTGCCATCACCGTCAGCATCGTATTCAACGCCATCGCGGAACACTGCTTCTATCTCTTCGCCGTAGCGTGACTTGTAGAAATCAATCATGCCAAGAAAGCGGTCATTGTCTACCCAGTTTGTTAGCTTAGGTAGCGCGTACTTCCATAGGACAAGGTAAACACTGCATCGAGTCCACTGGCTGTCTGTTAGCTTGCTGGGTATCAGCTCACCGCTATAGCCACGCTTTTCCCACCAGTCAGCACGAATCTTTCGCTCAATGTCTGCTTGGGCTTCTGCGTGTTCACCACTAAAGGAATCAATTCCAAGATTAAGAATATCTGGAACCATCTCCATCAGGTCTGCGTCTGTACTAAATGCCATTACCACTTCACCTTATCTGCCCAGTATGCCGCCGATGCGGTTTTGTCTTTGCGACCTTTCTCAATGTCTTTAGCGAATCGCGCTTTGAATGACCTGCGCTTTGCCTTATCAGCTTCGC